ACTGCTGCCTCCACCACCGCCTCCGCCAATTAAGCAAACTTCACAATTTCTGAAGCCAGCAGCACTGAATACTCCGCTAGTCGTAAATTTGTGATATGTATAGCCACCCTCCCTAGTCTCCGTCCCTCCGCTAGCAAGCCAGCAAACATAGGATCGCTTCCAAGCGTTCCCAGTCCTAATATGTATCTGATTTACCAGCTTCCAGAGATTGTTTTGCCTAATGTGGACAAACTTTACCTCTTTAAAAGTACCATCCTTGTGGGCGTAAATTTTTTCGGGCATATGCCAGACTGGAAACTAGCTGGCAACCTGATACCAAATGTCCCCTTCAGCCCCTCCTGCCGGATTCGCGGTTGATATATTCCTATTTCCGGCTCCATTGCCGGAAAGATTTGTAATTTGGCTGCCATTACCAACTAAAGTTCCCGCCACAAACTGCCCAGATATGGTCAGGCTTGTTGCAAGATTTTCGCTGGTAACACAATTTAATTGAAGCTCGGGCGTTCCGACAGAGGCAGCCCCCAGCTTGCCGGCCACAACAGCACCAGCGGCGATCTTGCCGGCCACAACGCTGTTGTCTGCTAGGTGGACTTGGTTGATCAGGTTTTCTTTGATCAAGGCAAAAGCACCGCCAACAACCTTTAAAACCTGTTCGTTATTTTCCGGAGTTACATTTGGTAAATTACCGGCCGCAATAGAGGCTGCATCAACATAGGCCTTGCTGGCCGCATCGTTTGCGGCGAGTGGGGTTGCAAGATTTTTTATGGCAAGCCCCTGACAATTAAATTTGTTGTCAGCACCCTTAGAAATAAACTGGCCGGCGTTAACCTTCCTGATTGATTCAACGCTAACATCAACAAGAGGAATCTGATCGCCGGCCGCAATCTCATCTGCCATTGCGGTAAGATCCGTAATTGCCTGTGCATTAATTGACGCATCGTCCACAAGTTGGTGGAGCTTTGCGTTTGTTACTTCTTCAGTTGCTGTAAACGACTTACCTCTTGTAAACCTTGGCATATGCGTACTTCTATGATCGCCTGTTAAGCAGTCAAGTATTAAGCGAGGCCAAGAAGCGACCAGCTTGGCTGCTCGCAATCAGACCGCCCTATAAAGAGAGTCTTTCTCCCCTTTATTTCATGTGATGGGATTATTATCCAAGAGGAAAACGGGTCTACATAGACGGCCACAAAGTCGATGGTTTGTTTTGTGTACACAGTCTTAGCCCATCGCCCTGCCGAAATTGTTACCCTGCATTTACTTGCAGATCTTTTGCCCTGCCTCACAACGCAGTGCCAAGTGCTTTTTACCTGAACCCGCCAGATATTCTTGCCGACATGAACAAGCCAGTCATACGGCGTGCTGTCGCCCAGTGGCTTACTAGGGACTCCCCCTCTTCGCATTATCTCCGCAGCAAATAATGTTTCAGCAAGCTCGCCACACTTTTTCGCGTCTTTCACTCGGCACTTCCGGCGGCCTGCGAATTACTAGGTAACATTGACGGCTTTCCCGCCCCTGAAGGCTGACTTGGTGTCGTGAGATCCCCACGCCCTGTCGAAATCCCGCTTGCTGGTCTTCATCTTCACGCCGCGCTCTTCAAGTTTTCTGTAGCCCTCTCGTATTCGATTGGCCGATATGGTGGGATCTTGGGTAGACCCTACAAAAACAATGCTTCTTGGGACGGTGACCCTATTTGGGTAAGTGTCTCTCTCTTCGACCGGAAGAACTCTTGTGGTAATCGAGCCGTTTGCCTCGAGATATTCATATACGGGCATGCATCTGCTTAGCAGTTACTACCTGTATTGCAATAAAATAGAAAACCCCAGCTTTTGGCTGGGGTTTTGCTACGGGGGACATACCCCTACAAACTAACTTAGGAGTTTGATGTGCGGGACTTGCTGCAAAGAATACGAGCCTTCTTTGCATTGAGAACCTGAACAGCCCAGTGTGCTTTCCATCCAGCGTAGATATTTTGATTGAGGATGTCGCTCTTGTCGGGCTTGTCCACAATAACTACGGAAGGGGCATACGGAGATTGTCCAGAATAGTTCACAGTTCCAAACGCGCCGCTCGTCATAACATAAGTCGAGTACACCAGCACTTCGCCCGAAGCGGCCGAAGTTGCATAGGTGTTCTCGCTGCCAGACGAGGCCTTGAAGGCGTTGGTGTGTTGCGAAACGCTCACACCATACAGGTCGCCAATTTGGCCTTTCGCGATGTCAGAGACTTTGGTCGCGACATTGCGATAAGCGATATTGAGAACTGTTTGATCCTTCAAGAGATCCGCAGCAACGGAAGGGTCGACGATTGCTGTGAAAGTTTCATTCAAGCTCACATTCTTTTCGTTTCGGATTGCCGTAGCGGCATCCAAAAGATCAGAAGGAGCAAGGAAACCATCAGCAGCAGCCACTAAGCCTGCCGCAGTCGTGGAAGCACCGGCATANATTTTCGGGATTGTAGTCCCGTGAATGCCGGTTCCGCGAGCGGAGTCAACGGTTACACCCTGAGCGGTCGAGCCGCCATGCAGGGCGTTACGGACAACGGTGTCCAAATGCTGCGCAGCATCCAAAGTTAAAGCGCGAATCCCTTCCTGCAACGCATTGAAAAGCTGCGTGTAGTTCAGGATGTCGCTTAATTTTAGAGCCTCGCCCACTTGTGCAAGAGGAACTTGAATCTTACGGAGTCCGATATCACGATAAGTGCTAATCGTCGTTCCTTCAGTCAAGCTCTGCACATTGGATGCATTGGCCTCGGTGTCCCATTGGAACATGGTGATAGAATTGTTACCCGTGTTTGTCGGAAGATCGTACTTCTGTCCATAGGTGTTAAGAACCAAAGTCTCTTTGACTCCGTCCAACAACTTTTTCGAGAATACGCTCTGGAACTGATCCGCCAGTGAAGCGGGTACATTTGTTTTCATCATTGCCATTGTTATTACCTCTAAGACAGGTCGCCGTCAGTGGCCGCCACTAGGTTTTTGAGATAGTTCTCGGCTTCCGCCGTGTTCATATCAGAAATCCTTTTGTCGCCTGTGGGCGACATTGGAGTGGAAGTTCCTAACGAAAACTTCTGTCTATATTTTTGATTTTCAGCTTTTAACCGCTCAACTTCTTTAACGGCATCCGCAGCGGACTCCCCAGCGAGTTGCAATTTGGCAAGGGCTGTTGCCAAGACCAAGCCATCGGGGTGACGATTCAGGAAGTCCTTTACCAGCGGATCTCCGTGCGCCATGAAGCCTTGGGTTGTCTGGTAGAGGTCGGAACCCTGATCCTTTAGATCTGGATTCTCCTTTGTCAGATTGTCCCAATTTGACCTCACGCGAGACAGGAACTCTGCCTCGCGCTCTTTGGCTTTGACGGATCGACTGGCTTCGGTTTCCTCAATTTCGATTGCCTTTTTTCGGGCAGATTCGGCAAGGTCATCCCTTCCCTCTTCCTCCCATTCCTTGGCAAACTCTCTGAGTTCTTTTGGCGTATAGCCCTCGTTCCGGCTGGAACGAGCTTGCTCTGCTTCGCGCTCAAATTGAGCTCTCTGCTCGCCAAACTCCCGTTGCTTTTGATTGAACTGCTCCCACAACTGACCAAGCCGATTGCGGCTTTTTTCACGATCTTCACCAACATCGAGGGATTTAATCTCCTTCGTTACTGGATCTTCGCTTTCAGAGTTCGGTGTGGATGCCGTTTGTTGATCGGCTTTATCAGCCGACTGATTCTTGCTCGCGGACGGGACTCCGTCCGTATTACGAGGGGACTGAGCCTTGACATCAGGAGCGGAGAAACCATCGACCTGACCGGCTAGTCTCCCAAGCTCCTGCAACTCGGCTTCGATTCCCTGACCCTCTCCAGAGGCTTGCGCCACCGGTTCGGCTATTTGTTCATTGGACATATCGGAGTCCTTTCTTCCCGAAGTTTAGGGGACTAAATGACCGAGTTCCGCCAAGTCCCCTTCTTCGGCGGATTCGGAATCTTCTTCTGCGGCCGAGCCGCCCAAGAAAGCTAAATAAGCAACCATTTCCCTACAGCCAACGGCCTTGCCGGCCTCAAACCTGTCTCCGCCNGCAAGCACTGCCTTGGCATCCCGCAAAGAACAGAAAGCAAGCAAAAGCCGAAGAAAGCTCTTACCNCTATCGGACTTTAAAAACTGCTGGGTCGCCATCCTGTCATCATTGCCATATTTAAAATTGGCGTAACTAGAGTACCGAAAAATACTTAGGGCTGTAGCAAACGCCCGAGCATAAATCCTTAGTTTTGTCACTCGCGCCTGTCTACAGGTAGTGGTTCAGCATGTCAACTACTTTATTCTGCGTATCACTACTTTGCGACTTTTAGCAGTCTTTTTCTCTGGGATTGCCCTGAATGTAACTGGCTCCTCTGATTGAGATATTGCCATATTTGCAGCCAGATCCCTCCAGTCTTTGTATTGTCCGTCCTGAAGGTGGGGTCTTTCCCACGACAGGGCGACCAGTGAGTATAATTTGCCGTTTTCTATGCCAACCCCATATGACTGCACATTCACCCAATCTGCTTCATATGAATCATTTGCGATCTTCTTTGCGGGCACCCAGTCTATCGCCCTGCCATAGCAATGGAATGATTGAGGGATGGGGTACCCCCTCGCGTTAGTTACAATCTTCCCAGACTTCGTCCTCCCCTGACGATACAACTCCTCCTGTTCCGCCGGCGTTCTCGCTCCGCAGTAAATGTACGGAATCACACCTGACGCAATAACCGCATCCCTCCACGCAGCCACCCGCGCGGCGAAGGAAGGATCTAAACCCTTCAGGATATTGCGGTAGATCTCGTCTATTTTCTTCCGAGTAATCACCTGTTGCGCTCGATCTCAAGCCTGTACTGAAGTTCATTAATTATTTCGAGCGTATCCCTCGCCCACCCCTTAACATCTTCATTGGACTGCATAACAGATTTAAATCTGTAGTCATTGGTCAAAAAGGTGACCGAGTCCGCCGGAGGCGTGAATCCCCTAGTGCTAGCGCAGCCACCAAGGAATGCCACTACGACCACTAAAAGTGCGGTCAATGTGTTCTTTGCGTTCATCGCGCCTTTCCCTCGACTCCTTATCCCTGCTATCCTTGGTTGTCGGCATCAACCTGATAACAAGGTCAACGACCGCACCCAAGAGGCGAATCATTAGTCCTTAATATGAAGTCCAACAGCCTTTAAGACTGAGACTATTTTATCAAGAATCGAATCGTCGCGAGGTGTCGGGGTTAGTTTAACTATGATTCTGGCCAATACAATTACAGCCCCAACAATGGCCATTATGCTGGGCAAGTTTTGGGTAATAAATTCCATGCCATCAGCTTGGCATGCAGACAAATGCTGTCAACTACTTTGTAGTTGCTTGGGGAGACTCGGATTGCGTGCGCTTAGACAATCCTGAAGAAAGTCAGGTATATATTTGCCCTAATTCCTCCGCCATTCTCAAGGCCAATATTAGTCGTTGCGACTGCACCAGAAAGATGCGTTGCTGGGGTTGTCCCTAATTGCCCTCGAAGCACTTGGGGTGAAGCCCCGCTTCCACTCCCCCAAGAGGTAATTAGCACAACTTCGTTGTCTATCCGAAAATAAGTACCTTCGTATGCGTTTGCGCCTGAGAAAGATCCTTGCGTAAAAAAGGTTTGGGTCGCGTCCATATTTGCGGTAAGCGTAAGGACTTGGTAAGTCACGGAGGTTGTAGACGAATTGATCCACAAGTCTCCCCCGCCATAGAGACTCCTCCCATAAGTTGCCGAAGATGTATTTAATTGTATTCTCTGAGTATTGCCCACCCACGGCCTAACGCCAATGGATACAGTGCCAGCATAATTATCGACATTAAAGCTGGTGACACCATTAACTGGGGTGAGAGTCCCCAGTTGGTTTTGAGAGCCAATCCGAAATGCGGGGCAAAATGAAGTGCTTGAAAAAAGCTGGCCTGTTCCAAGTCTATTTGTGAATTGCCATGCAATGCTGTCAATAACATAGGGCGTGCCAGCAGCTTGTGCGGCAGCAGCTTGTGCGGCAATATTGGTTGGCACCGTGACCTGCTGTGACCAGCCATTCGGATTGCTGATCAGAGTTCTCCCTAGATCCAAATTTTCATGGACTACGGTAAGCCATCTATTAAGTCTAGTATCATTCCCTTGGCAGTGCGATCCCGCCGTAGTCCCAAAAGAACCGGCGGTAATCGCCCCTCCGGTTGTAGTGATAACCGGA